AGGGCCATAAGCTGCGGTATCGCAACAAAACGTGTAAAATCTTTAGCGTTTTGTGTATACTCTGCTTGCTCATCAATTCTAAATTGACGTATAAGTTGGTTACGGTCACGTAGAGCTTGTAAGTAAGTTCTAGAAGGATTATTACCTCCTTTACCTCCCCAAACTTCACCAACAGTTTTACCAAAACTAGGTAAGAAAACATTATTTAGATCATCAATTGAAAAACTTGCTTCTCCAGTTCTAGGATCAACAGCTGAAAAAGCCGTATAAAACCTTTTAAGAGCGTTTTCTCTGCTAATGATAGGATTAACTAGATCAGATTGCAAAGATGCACCCAACGTAGATACGTTTGTTCTTAGGAAATCAGCTTGTTCAGCTTGTTTTTGAAAATTAGCTGAAGTTTCTTTTGTTGAAGCATCATTTACAAGAGCATCCTGAATCCCTTTAACTTTTTCATAACCTTCTTGATAGTATCCAGGGTTTTTATCACTCAACCCTAATTTATCAAGACTTGTTTCTAAAGAATATTGTGTAACAAGACCCATTTTGTTTGAGTCTTGTAAGGCTTCAATAGGAGCAAAACCTAATTCAGGGATTACAGCAGTGCTTTGTAGTAATTTTTTTGTATTAGAGTTATAAAATAATTCTAAAGCCTGATTTTTAAATGCTTGGTCATAGACAGCATTTCTACCAGGATTAGCGAAAAAATCTTTAGAAGCTTCCTTAGGTGTAATTTCTCCACTAGAAAGCCCTTCAAGTGTAAGTCCATCGAGTTTAGCAGTCTCTTCTGGACGAAGGCTTTCTAGATTTTTATACTCAACTTGTGCTTCTGGATTACTGTAAAAAGCATCTCTAGCGGCTTTCTGAGCTAACCTAGTTTGATCAGCAATCATCTGCTGGGTTCTTTTAGCAGAAATTTTACCAAAAGTTTGACTGAAATCAATTAAACCAGTGACAACTTTTTCTAATTCTTCATTAGGATCTTTTCTATTTTGTATTGCAAATCTTTCTTCAGCTTGAGATTTAGCTTGTTGCTGTTGTAGTGCTTGTTGTTCACTTTGAAAGTTACTTTCACGTTGAGTTGCCTCAGCAGCTTGGTTCTGCTGCATTGCCTGTAAATTACGTTCTCTTTGGGAGATTTCAGCATTACGTCTGCTTTCTAAGTTTCTAATTACTCTGTTGTTTTCTTCCTGCATACGAGTAATACCAGCACTACTTAGTTGAATAGGCTGAAATCCTCTTGGGTTTGTAGCAGGCTGGTATCGTAGTCGTGCCATGTTTATGTTTAAAAATTCAAGAATTTAGTTAAAGTATTAGTTGCGTTTGTTCCAGTTGACAAAGGAACCCCCGCACTAATTTCAGTATTACCAGCGGAAGGTGTTGGTGTTTTAAAAGCTTCATAAACATTTGCACCTGCTGTAACAACCCCTAGACCTTGTTGAATGATATCAGAAGTTGAAGGTTGTCCTGAAGGTATAGGTGCTTGTGGTCCTAAAAGATCTCTAAAACTTACGTTACGTGACGGTAAGAAAACTCGTTCAGGAGTGATTTCTGGATATGGTGCATATTCAAGTTGTGTTGGCATAACACCCACAGCAGCTTCAGCTTCAAGATCTTTACCTCTTCTTTGCAACTCAATTGCTGCGATATCACGTTCAGTTTGAGCAATACGGCTTTCTCTGTTAGCTTGTAATATTCTGTTATTAAATTCAGCTTCTTCGTTAGCAAAGCTAATAGCTTGATCAATTCTAGCAATATCAATGCCAACTTGTTTTGTTTGAAGACCTGACGTAACTCTAGCAAATCTAGTTGCTTCATCAATTTTATTAATATTAAGATTAACACCAGTCTCTCTGACTGCTGAGTCAACATTTAGATTTAATAGTTGAATACCAGCACTACGTCTAGAACCTTTCAAAGCTGATTCTAATTGAGTCAAAGTCCTAAATGATTCAGCCTGTGCTGATTGTATGCTTTTACCTCTTGACTTACCAGCTTGCCCTAAAGCAGCTTGACCTGAATCTTGGATTGCTTTAATAGAAGCAGCTTCTTTTTCAAAGGCAGTTCTATTGTAAAGATTCTTTAGTTCAGTTTGAATCCTTTCGGTTCCAATACGTTGACTACTTTGTATACCAAATAAATTTGCTTGTTGTTGTAATTTATCAAGACCTAGATCAGTAAGTGTATTTTCAAACCCTGTTTTAATAGTTTCTAGTCTGACTTCTTGTGTTTCTCTATTTAAACCTTGGTTAATTAATTCATTTTGAAGATCTGCATAAATAGCTTCACGTTGAAATGCTTGATCTATTTGAAAATCTTTGAAAGCAGCTTGTGTAGTAGCAATTCCTAATTCAGCAGCTTCTTCATTTAAACCTAATTGAGCTTGTGATATTCTTAACCTTTCGTTATAAGTAGCTAAAGAGGCTTCATACTGGAAATCTTGTATTTCTTTGTCACGTTCCCAACCTTTAACAGCAGTGTCAAAAGCATAATCTCTATTATTATAGTAATTTTCTTTTTCAATTGCATCTTTTTTTTCATTATAATCGTTAATATCATTTGCTCTTCTTCGCGCATCTTTTCGTTGCGCTATTTGCGCTCTTTCTTGATCGTCGTTAGCGGCACTGTTGTTACCAAATAAAGTGGTTCCAAAACTAACTATTTCGGCTCCGGCTTGAGCGATTGCTAATGGCATAATTAAGCCCTCCTATAATATCTAGGTGAATAGTTACCTTCCCACATCATCTCTACAAGAGATACAGGATATGGATAATCACTTGTCATTTTTAATTCAAAGTTAGTGTTACGTTGATGGATAGGTACATTAAACTTATATTCAGGTTTTACAGGACTTGTACTAAATGCATAATCATCACTTAATGTCACCTCTTTAATTAAAGTCCATTGTTTAGAGCTACCTAATTTAGTTTCAAATACCAGTGGACCTGATCTACCAGTAGATACTTTAATTCTAGCAATAGTTAATATAGCACTAAAGTCAACAGAGTTGCCATCTCTTCGTCTAAAATAAAATGTAGGTAATTGTACTTCAAAGTGATAGTTATAGCCAATAATAATACTATCAGCTGCATCACTTAAATTTCCTACAGCTTCAAAATAGTTATAGTTTGTATTGGCTTCAATTTTAGGTGTTACTTCTACAAAAAAGCCTGCATCTTTATCAGGTTTACCGATTAAAAGTGCACCTTTTTTATTTTTGATAGGTTTATAAGGTGTGTAGATTTTAGTTACATTGTCAGTTGGGATATAAACAACTTTATCGATAATTCCATCAGGAGATTTTGGGAGTGAAAACAAATCAAGACATGGATTACCTGTCACAACAAACTCATCATCAGAATCGAGTACAACAGAAACATCACCTGTAGGTAACTCATTAACTGTAATTGAGTTTAACAAATACGCCTCTTCTTGTTGTGTTACAACTACAATGTCATCGTTTAAAACGTAAGCATCTTGAATAGTACCTGTTAATTCCCATTTTGTCCAAGCTTGAAATAGATCTTTTTCACCATCATTATAATAACTATACATATAGATATAAGACGATTGTCTATCTATAAGAATAATGAAAGAGTTTTGTGGACTAGAAACTAATCTATCAACAGTTTCAGGGATCCATTCAAGAACAACTTTACTGATGTCTACAACAATAGGTGGTTGTTCTACATCTCGTAACTGCATACTAAATACTTTAGCATAATCAGGTACTTTGTTAACAAAACCTACAGTAGTCCCAATATCTACAGGAGATATATTACTATCCATTTCATAGTTAGATACTGTACGGATAATAGAAGACGTAGGTGTCAATGTATTTGCATCAGTAGCAGATAAAATAAACTGCTGTCGATCACCAAATAACAAAAGACCTTGAGCTGTAGGTAAGACATCAAATAACGTAACAGGTCTTGTACTAGATACATTTAAATCAATAGGATCTGAAGCAATTTGTGTTAAAGCTGATTTAACAAAGAAGTTAAAAGGTTCATTAGCTACACTTAAGATTACATTATCTTCTGATAACAAACCAAATCTGTTGTTATAAAAAAATGTAGCCTTGATTGTTTTACCTACAGTTTCATCTTCATCTATAAAGGAAGGCGCTGGACTTGTAATGTCATCACCAACTAGCCTACTTACAAAAGGTATAGGTTCAAATGTAAAGTGATCTACACCATTAACTGTATTATTAAATACAAACCTATGTGGCATTGTGGATGCATCTAGTCCAGGTGAAACATCTCTAGCAATTGTTTCAAGCCAATAACCTTTACCACGTATTCCATCATAAGCTACATATTTAACATAGTAATCATCACTATCACTATTAGTATTTAAGATGCGTACGTTATGACCATCAAAAGATTCAGCAGGTAGTTCAGTTACATCATTAACTTGATCTAAAAATGCTTCTAAAGACTCATTATTAAAACCACCTCTAGCATCAATACTAAATGCTAAGGGAGTACCAGTAACTGCACTGTAATCAGTTTTAACTGTATTAGTACCAGTACCACGTTTGATGACAATACTGTTGTTATAACCTTCTAAATACCAAATACCATCAAAATTTGTATTACCTGCTGTATGTTCTGCTTCAATAGTATCTTTAATAGCATCAATTAAATGATGGTTAGTATTAACATTAGAAGCATCATACAACAACATATCATTAAATGTTGTATTTGTTTGTGCTGCTACTTCTGCTACTACATCGTCTGTATTGTTAGCAGCAGCAGCAGGGAAGGTTACAGTATAATTGTAGCCATCAACAAGTGAAACTAATTTTAAAGTACCTACTGAATTAGCAAAAAAAGTACCAGCTGTTAGCATTGCTGTAACTTTAGTTTTGTTTGTAATGATTGTTGTATCTTGAATACTACGGAAATGAAAATCATCTGAAGTATTAGCGTTTGTTAAATACGAAACACCATTGTTTGTAACATTACATGCTTTACCTGTTTCTGCATTCCAAGCATAAATATTAGAACCTTTAATAGCAGCTACATAAGAAGTGGTTTGACTGCGATCCAGAAAAAACCATACAGCATCTTCTAAAGCAGCTTTATTATAAGCATTGTCGTCTGTATCTTTTAAGTGATCAATAAATTTCATACCAGGTCTTTTTAGTAGACCATAGGTAGGGTCAGGATAACCATTAATACATTCTGATACCTGACCAGCTAGTTTTTTGTCATCGTTTTGTTTAGAGACACCACCTAGAAAATTAGGTGATAGTTGGGTTACTACTGGCATTAGCGATACAGTGCGTTAAATGGTTTGTAACTACGGTAATAATTACCGCCTTGTGGTTGACCAAAGAATGTATGGTCACCTTGATTACATTCGTATTCGAGAGCCATTGCTCTTGTATACGCTTCTTTTTGTGATAGCACTTGGAATTGCTGTCCATCACCAATCACTCTACTAGAGAATATAGAAGATGCTCTAGCTACAATATAAGCTTGAATAGGTTGTGGTAGATACTCATAATTCCATTCCCATAGTACATCAATGTAAAGAGTTTCATCTTCCCATTCATCTGTATGGTGCATAGTATCATAGAGATAACCTCCACGATTAACACTATTTCTTCCTAAGTTAGCTACATAATCTTGACTAAGATCATATTGAATAGCATTATTAGGAATAACTACTTTCTTTGTAGTTGCATCTGGTGTTACTTCTAGATTTAATTCTTTATTAAATGTCCAGCCTTCAGACTGAACTTCACGTGATACTTCTTTTAAAGTATTAAAAGCAATCGCAACTTCCGGGTTAGTTTGAGTTTCTACTTTATAAGAAACAACTGATTTTAGGATTGATATATTACCTGTTGATGAATGTGAAATATTAACAGTGTAATTATATGTTTGTGGGTTTGATGCTGGAACAGCTACACCTGTTGTAGAAACAGCTGTGTTAGGGATAATACCAGTACCACTTAAATAAGTACCTACAGGTATGTCTGCTTCTTCAGTAGTTAATGTAGTACCAGAAATACTACCAATAAAAGCAATGAGTGGTTCAAGAACAAAAGTTGTTTCAGTTGTTAGAGTATTCACGGGAGCCTGACCAACTGACGCCAGGATCTGATTAACAGCTTGTAGCTCAGTATTGGAGCCAGTAGTAGGAAAAGGCATAATTTGATAATGAGTATTATTCTCAATAAATAATTAAAAAAAAGGAGTCCCCGAAGAGACTCCCGATATAAGATAAATTAGAATCCGGCAGGCTTGGTAGCAGTGCCAGCAAACAGTTCAACAGCAGCAGCTGGATTCAGGTAATCAGCACCCATAGCCAAACGGCCAAGGATTACATCACCCTGATAGATAACAGAAACGTCACCACTGGTCACTTGGACCTGAGGAGCGATCGCTTCAACACAACCAGCAGCTTCACGCTGGAAGATCAAACCACAGCTATTAGCAAATTCGGTTTCTTCACCGTACTCATTGTTGATACCGGCAACATCGTTGGCAGCATCTTCAACAGCTTCGGATACAAACGAACCAGTGTTACCAGGATCGGTAACGCCAGGGTTAGTAGCGGAACCAGTACCGTACTTAGTACCATACTGAGAGAAGAAAGGAATATTCATGGACTTGTAGATCTTAATACCAGCAATCTCTACAATACCGTCACCGCTTTGCAGTGCAGTACCTTGTACATCGCGATTAATAAGACCATTAGAACCAGCAGCTTGAATCAGTGCATAGTACTGACGGGGGTTAAGAACACCCACACGCCCATCCTGACTGACTCCTTTTTCGTCAAGTGCAGAGGCAGCATCATAGAATGCATTTACCAAAGCACTAGAAGAATAAGCATCAGAAGCATTAGCAGTAGTACCAACACGAACCTGAGTACCACCGGGCTCAACATAGCCACTAGCAGTAATAGGAGATGCAGCACGTGCACCACGAGTGATAGCACGGAAGATCAAACGATCATACTTTTCTGCAAGAGCATAACCGATCTTACGGCTAATCTCAGAGCGCAGATCATAATGAGAAAGAGTCTCATCAAGGTCATAGACAAAAGCTGAACTGATCAGCAAGTCATCAACCGTGATGGTCTTCTCAGCCACAGGAGGTGCATTGTTGCTATCACCCAAAATGCTATTTCCAGGCGTATGGAACTCACTTTTGGTGCGCCCAGTGTAAATAAATTGTAAAGATTTGCCGTTCTTAAGTGTACGCTTCATCACAAGATCGCGAGCGATCGTATTACGTTGGAAGCCTTTGAACATTTCTCCACTAAACAGTTTCAGATAGAGAGCGCGGGTATCACCCGCCAAGTTAGACTGACCCAGCTGAGTAAGCTGAGCGGGGTTAACAGAAGATTGAAAAGACATTTTAAATAATAAATAATAAAGATATAGCTTTCACCAAACGTTTGATGTTTTTAAAAAAATTTGTGGTCTATCCCACCGTCTAGACGGCAAAGGGTGTCCTCGTAAGGGCCAATGCCAATAGTGAAGAGGGGAATTGCACCCCTCATTAGATCTATCTCACTTGGTGTATTTTACACCGCGATAGCAATAAGTTTTGCCTTGCATAGTAACCTCTCTAGAAGCCTCCACAAGCCCCGTTCCATGCTTATGGTGTCATGCGTCCCGAAGGATGAACGGACGTGCTTCTAGCCGCTCACAGGTGCCTTAGAAGTAGCAAGGTCAAGGGGGGAAGTTATATGCGTTTTAGCTATTAAAATTTGTACTTAACTCCTGCTTTAACAGTTGTTCCGATAGGCTCCCCTAGATCCATACCACCGCTAGTCAAGAATTTAAATTCACTATAAGCACCAAGACGCTCACTAAGTTGTGTCTTAATACCTACTTTACCAGAGGCTTCAGTAGTTGTTGCTTTACCGTCAGGCATTACAAAAGCAGGTCCACCTTGGATATAATATTTTGTTGATTCACTGAATTCTCCTTCATAACCAACATCATTACGCAACACTGTTTTATTAAAATCTACACCAGTAGACTTAGACTCACTTTCAATATTTACGTAAGGACCAGCCATTACAGGAGTAGCAGCAATCAGGGTTGCAGGGAGGATAGCAAGAATTTTCATTGTAATTTATTTAAAAAAGAATAAGTGTATTTTGTACGGTTACCATGAATACCCCAGCCTAACCAGTAGTAAGCAGCATTCATATAATAACGTACTGTTTGATGATTAGTTTGAAAAGCATAGAGATCTTTTCTAAACCTCATCTCATTAATCATGTAATCAGTTTGACATTGAAGACCACTAGGATCTTCGTTACGTTTAGTACAATGGTTACCAAGACCAATGTAACGATGTTTAGATGTCCATTGAATTAAACCATAACCACCACGAAGGCAGCGATCGTAAGGAACGATAGCACCACCCTCGCATACGTTAGGTTTAAAATTAGACTCTTGTTGGATGTTACCCAGAATGACTGCTAGTGCTGTACGGTCTTTCACACCAGCAGAAGCCTGTAGTTGTTCTAGAACGTACTGCTGAGGTGCAGTACATTGTGGGCATTCAATCATTTTTTCTTAGCAGTTTTAGCAGCTCGTTTAAAGTTGGCAGCAGTAGGAGCACCTTTGCTTCCTGGCTTACGCATCTTTTCACCTGAGCCTTTTGCGATACGCTCTTTCTTTGCGTGGATGTTAGCGTAGAGACCTTTTTTAGCCATTAGGATTTACCACATTTCCATTTACGTAATGCAAGAGCCTTTCGTGTAGGACGACCCTTGTTGTCCTTCATTGGTCCTTTGACCCCACCCATCCTAGCACAGAAAGACTTCTTACGCTTTCCTCCACCAGGTTGAGGTGCCTTTAAATTAGAACCAGTTTCCCGGTTATACTTATCACGACCAGCTTTAGTAAGACCACCAGATCGTGACTTGTGTGTACCAATTTTTAATTTTACGGAAGGTTTACTTTTTGCAGCCACCTTTACCTCCTTTCTTTTTACCAGCCATTACCAAATACCGGGGATAATTTGACCAGTTAGTGCATACGCTCCAAGCGCAGCCATCACACCTAGCATAGCCAGGCGACCGTTTAGCATTTCAGCTTTTTCGTTATGTGTCACAGTGTAATCTTTGTCAGTGTACATGGTGGGTTCTTTAGCAAATAGGTTTTGTTGTCCGTGTTCGTTGGTGGTAACAGTCATTAGAATGAGATGTCAGAGTTTTCTAGTTTACGCATAATGTCTGATCTATAGGCAGGATCTTTATCATAACGTGGATCTGACATAGCTTGTACAAGTTCAGCCTGACTACGGAATGATTCATTCTTTTGATTAGAACCTTTACCTGTCAACAGTTGACCTTCTTTACCTACAGAATCAGTATATTTACTATACAATGCTTGTACTGCAAAGAAGATTGCACTGGGATTACCATCTGCCATAACAGAATCATACATTTTAACCTCTTCTTTAGAAAGAGAGTCTCCAGCCCAATTAACCATTGCTTTATAAGCTTGGTGACCACCAACCATTTCAAACAACTGTTCAGCTTGTTGTTCAGAAAGAACTTCTTTGCTAGATTCTTCTTGCTCTTCTTGATTGTCTAGTACTTCTTCAGGGGCTTCTTCTTGCTCCCCTTCTTCACTGGTTTCGGATTCATTTCTTGGTTGTCCTAGTTTACTTTGTAGTTCAAGGTAAGCTTGTTCTAGTGCTTGTGGATCTGAAAACTTACCTGCAAGTAGTTGTGGTTCTCCTGAAATAGATTCTGCTACTTCAAGAGAGTTCTGCTCATCAGCATTAAATTGTGGCTGATCAGCAGGTGTTTCATTCATTGTTAAAACTTCTGACATATTATTGCTGTGGTGGTGGTGGTTGTTGTTGCATCATTTGAGCTGATGCTTGCTCACGTTTCTGATCTACTGAAGCTAGTTGTCCAGCTTGTTGAGCCAACATCATTTGTTGTTGTTGTTGAGCAGCAGCCTGTTGTTCTTGCTGGATCTCTTGCATACTCTTAACAAGATTCAATGTATCAATACCAGACGAAGCAGCCAAACGTTTAACTACTTCTTCAGGATTAATGTATTCTTGAATAGCTTGTGGTCCCATTGTCTGTGCAATGACAGTAAGGAACTGTGCAAGGCTTTCACGGTCTTGACCACGACCAAGTGCATTAATACCAGCTACAATAGTAGGCTTGACAATATCACCTTTAGGTAGACGTGGTATCTCACCTGTCTTTTGTGCAACAGAAAGTTTACGATTCAAATAAGGTACAAGGAATTCAACAGTAAGTAGACTGAACAGTCCACCAAGTTGTTGTTCTAGTTCTAGCTGTGTCATACGTACTTCTTCAGCAGTAGTACGTTCACTATTCCTTACATTAAGAATAAGGAATGCATCACTAATTCGTTGTGATAAACCTCCTACCATTTGATAAGCAGTTTGAAAGTCAGCCGTTTTACCAACCTGTACTACACCAATATCATCAGGTCTACCTTGAATGATAGCTCCGTTGCCTGCTTGTGCAAGCGTCTGAGGCTTGGTTGTACTGGAGGGTGAAACGGTAAACACTACCTTAGCAGCGGCTGCACTGCCTTCTACAAGGGCTTGTGACAGAGCTTCAAGTGACTTCAAGTCACCAATGAATTCTTCTACACGTCCACGTCCATAAGCTTCACCATCAACATGGTTAAACCTAAGTGGAAGCCAAGGGTTAGAATCAACAGGAGCTTTACCCATTGACTTAGGTAGTATATCATTATAAACCTCCTGATGCCACACCCATCTGTTGTTGTCTAAGATTACGTGTGTATAAACATCACATTCATCAGTTGATGTGTCATCTACATTTTCCCAATTGTTTTTCTGGTCAAATGCAGGATAATTTTTTTTGAGTAGTTTTTTAGAGATTGTTTCTTTTGTTACAATTTCAATAACATTACCACTACCATCTCTATCTACAACATAACGGTTCAAAGGATATAGTTTAAGACCATCCTTTCCCATATAGATAAGAGCATTACCAGCAACGACTAAATGCTTTAGTGCTTGGTGAACAATTACACGATCAGTAGAAGCTGCAATAGATTCCATGATAGTTCGTTCAACTTTAGCAAACGACAAGTCAAGTTCTGATCTAATGTCTGGTCCTAGTTCTCCGGGGATATTAATATCATTAACCTGTAGCTTAAAGAAGCTGGTTTGTGGTGGTAGCAAAGCAAGCATTAGTTTACTTGCAAGCGTCACCACACCTTTAGCTCCTACACTTTGCCACGGTGTAATGAGATTACGTGCACCTTTATAAGATGTTTCTTCTCCACGGATTAGATAAGGAAGAGTTAGATCTGCTGCTTGTCTAGCAGTATTTAGAAACTGGGAGCGGTCTGAAGACAATCTTTCATAACGTGATTGAGCAGTCATTATACATTAATACCTAAACTATAAGAAGCAGGTAAACCCGGAGACAATCCTGTTGAAACTTGGGGTTTGATTTGTAAAGGTCTACGTTTAAATGCACTTGTACCTCCCTGTGAACCAGGTAAATTAGAAATACTTTGAAGTTGCAATTGGGCAGTTCTACTACCAGCAAGTTGATTTTGTTGTGCAGTCCTGCTAGCAATTTCTAATTGTTTCAAACGTTCCTCTTGTTCTCTAGCTAATCGTTCTTGTTGAGCTTTAGACTCAGCAGCTATCCTATCTAATTCTTGTTGCCTTTGAGCTGCTTCTTGTGCACGTTCCTCTGCACGTTTTTCATTTTCTTGTGCTTGTGCTGCGTCGCGAGCAACAATATCGTAAACCCCACCAGCAGCTCCTGGTCGGTTATCTGGACTCAATGTATTTGGATTAGCATTTAAAAAAGCTAGTACTTCACGAGGATCTGTACCTGCCTGTTGAGCGGCATACATATCCATATGACCAAAGTAATCGTTTCTAGCTCCTGCTGCTGTGCTTATAGTCATAATGTTTAAATTGGTTTAGTTTTCTTCCATGTATTTAATGATCCATTCAACAACATTACGTTGTCCAGATCTATACATAATTTTTGAATGCGAATCTTCAGGTGAAGGATTCACTGGTGGAAAAGCTTTTTCTAATTGATGGACTAAACCACGGGCTTGCATACCCACGGTTTCAAGCGTATTGGGGGAGATTGACATTACTATGCTCGAAGAAGGCTGGCATTCTAGCTGATTTAGTTGCAGAAAGTTCTGGGGCTTTACCCTCATACATTAAGCGATCACTAGAATCAAGCCAAAATTTTTTGTCCAAATATTTATCGGTAGTATTACTACCTAGTGGTTGCATTACCCAATTGATAGTTGCCTTGCGGAGTTTATCAAGACTAGGGCTGACAGTAAGCCCCAACTCGCGACAAACAAGGCTATTGGCAGCAACGTGAATTTGTTCATCTCTACTTATATCCGCACTAACTGTTCGCATTCCAGCATCACCATTAAAGCGGAAGAATGGTAAAAGAACGAAGAAAATTGCACGTTCGGCCACCATCGCTTTGAGGATCGTATGATCAGGATGCGTAGTCCAAGCTTCCCTGAGCCGGAGAGCTTCCGATTCAGCTTTTTCGTCAACACCGTAAGCATTGGCAATGTAACCAAGTGCCAGGTCGTGATTTTCCTCGTCGGTGATATTTGATTCCAGTAACTCCCTCGATAGTTTTGGTACGTCGGTAGCCAATCCATCACGAATAAAATCTCCCACAGGTAGTTCCATATGTCGCAACGCAAGAGCACGGAGTACCGTCTCTTCCGCCCCTGCCTTGCATGATCCGGCAGTTGTCTGGACTGGTGTCCATTTTCTTTTTCTGTTTAGTAGTTTTTCGTAAGGGTTCATTCTTGGCAATCGCATGTAATTTGTTCATTTAAAATGTCCTCCAAATAAGTCTCCACATCTTCTGCATCTAATGCAGCATATGCATCTGATTTATCTTGTGTATCACTCATTACTTGAAGTGAATAATAAAGGCTTGTTTGCGGGGACCGTAGCCACTCTTCCACGAACGCATTGTCGTAGGTTACCATATCACTCCATGAATTGAAGCTATAACCGTGAAGAAGCCCTGTGGTATCTAGTAGAGTCATGATGCCATCAGCAACACGTTTGTAAGCTTCCCAGCCTACCTTAGAGGCGATCTCTACGTCACCATAGTTATAAGTTTGTACTCCGAAAGTACCTGAGTCGCGATCGACTGTCTGCGAGATAGGTGGAGCGATTTCTGGTGTGCAAGTATAGCCATCCAGATCCAAGCTTCTATAACTGCAACTGGCGGTTGGAGCGATAGCAAAGGCTCGAACCATATTATTAATCCGAGCGATTGTGGCTGCTTGGTTAACTCCTGAAGCAATTTGAGAGACAAGTTCATAAGCAGCAGAGCGGATAATTTCTTTGTTGTTGTATTGTTCTAATGCACGTCCAAATTGATCGTAAGTTACTCCGTACCTCCGTAGGAGATTTGCGAGGCCAAGCATGCCGAGTCCCACCTGTCTATCAACTTCAGGCGAGAGGTATTCTCCAGAATCTCCGACAGCTGTCCTACTATGTAGGCTGCACAATTCGGACATACCTTCAACAAATGCTCGTGGGATGTCATCGAACTCACAGGCTCCAAGATTGATATGTTGTAGTAGACAGGTACCTCGTGATGGCAAGTATACTTCGAGACAGACGTTACCTCTGATGCGATTTCCTTCATTGTCATACTTTACTTTGTTGAGCCAGATGTCACCTGATTTGATTCCAAATAATAGTTGTTCCTTGAACGTACAATCCTTCCACCACTCTTCAGTGATGTTGATGCATCGTTTGACCCAAGGTAGTTCGGATCTACTAGCAGTAATAAACTCCCTAGCATCAGGATGGGATAAGTCAAGGTGCAACACAATCGCACCATTCTTGTAGATACCCCCACGTCTAAGTATTTCATTTAATGATGAATAAATTTTACCAAAACTTACAGGACCAGAAGCAGTAACACCTGACTTTCGTACATAACCTTTTGGGTCAAGTTTAGAAAGATGGATAGCACAACCTGCGCCGTACCTAAGAGCATGAGAGGCAAACCTCCAGCTAGCCTCAATACCATTCGGTCCTTCCATTTCATTTTCAACTACAAATACAGTGCAGCTGACAGGTAAGCGATGAGTAGGATCATCGATCCATGATTGAACACGTCCTGTGCGTGAGATTAAATTAGTCATTGAGTAGATCAGTTAGGTTTGGAGGTTTGTAGCTTGGTCCCTTTAGGACTTTACCGTCTGGTCGATAAATAGGTTGTCCATTCTCATCTAGTTTGGACATATTTGATTTATGCACACGATCCATAGCTTTGTCTAAATCCCAGCCTTCGTTAGCAGCAAACTGATAACACACATAGACAAGATCACAAAGTTCTTTTAGTTGTTCGTGTTCATTTTTAAAATGAAATGCTTCGTGAAACTCTGACCATTCTTCATCGATCAAAGATTTCTGGGTCTGTCTCCCACTCATCCCAGATACTGGCAAATTGTAAGCGTCCCGGAACTCTTTTGCTTGATCCAATAGAGTCGTTTTGTGTGTTTTCAAGTTCATTTTCAAGGTAGTGGATTGCTTTTTTAAGATCAGAAGCCGCACTATCTTTGTGACCAGCACGGCAAATATATTTTATTGCATTACCAAGATGGTAGTTTAGTTGCTGGTCTC